TTACGGATAGCAGCTGGAGACGGGCGGCTAATCTTAATAGCATCTACTATGTACCTTTTTTTAGTTTGGCGGTCAATGGCATAGCAGATAGCTGCGGTGTCACCAATCATCGCTGGGTCTAAACCACAGATGTAGGTGAAGCCATTTAAGTCTCTGGGGTGTCCAGGGTGGCCGGCAACTAGATGGCCAGACTTACGCATACCGTCAATAGAGCCACGAACACATACTGGGTCAAAGGCGGCGTCATCTGATATATCTTGTTGCTGATAAATCAAAGCCCAGGTCGAAGCATCCATAGATTGGCGTTCGTTAAATAAGTTGCGACCATTCCATCTAGGATAGAATCCAGTCTCTGGGTCTTTCTCATCTTCCTTCTGCCCATCAAATGGTTGGTCAGATGCTGGCCAAAGAGTTTCCCATTTGTCGGGTTCATCATCTACAGTCAAAAGCGCCGGCATCGCAAGATATGACCAAGGCACGATACCGCCAGGGTATCGGTCTTCGTTGCGTAGTTCCTTGTACAAGTCAACGGATGCCACACGGGTACCGATAATAATTAACTTACCAGTAGGGTTAAGACGGGATCTAACGTCTTGGGTTAGCCACTTGATTTGTCGTTCAAAGTCATTAGCGTTAGATAAAGTAACAGCGTCATCTACAATAATCATATCGGCACGCTTGCCGTAGATCTGACCGCCGATACCAACTGCTTCGATGTTCGGGTCTTTTTCAGCGGTCTCACGCAGCTCATCACCAAAGGTGATACGGGTAGCCTGCCACGAGGCAGACTTAGAGTTAAACCCTACGCCAGCAGCATAAGCGCTCTGGAGGTCTTCATACATAGGATGAGTCAGGCGTTGCTTGATGGCGTAGAGAAAGTCTGATGCTAGGCGTTGAGTCTGTGAAACTATTAGCACTCTAAAGTTAGGGTTACGAGCTACCTGCCAAGTTACATAGTCAACCGTAATAGTCATTGACTTGGCGTGGTTGGGCGGGATATTTAGCAAGATGCGGTTGTTGGCCACTCCTGGCTCATACTTCATACTGGGGTGCAACCAAGAAGGTTTACCAGTTTCGATCATATCCACCAAATTTTGCTGGTGTGGAAAAGTCTCTGAGTGTAGGAAGCGTTTTCTAAACTCGGTAAATGTGATGTCGTGTACATCGCCAGAGGCGAAAGACTTCTCCTTTAGACCGAGCCTAGTACGGTCAATCTTGTCGCAGAAGATCTTATCGGTGCGACGGTAATACTCATAAGTCTTCATAGACTTACCGGCTGACTGACAAGCCGCGTCTATGGTCATACCTTCTGCTACACAGCCAAGGATAATTCTCTTGGCTATGTCTGCTGAATTATCAGCCATTAGGCTCCTAGTTTAATTATCTATTGGCCTTGTTAAAGCCGCCGCCAACACCGCCACCGCCACGCATACCACCGCGTGGCTTTGGTTCTGTTGCAGCTAATTTTTTAATAGTAGCCCTAAAGCGCTTAGATACATCTTTAGGAACATCTTCCATTGGCTTAAGTCCTTTTAGAGGATTAGCTTTTGCTGCTGCTTTAGCCTTTGCTGCTGCGGTTGCTTTTTGGGCTGGTGTATTTTTTTTCATTGCGGCCATATTGGTCTCCTTTAGAAGCGCCGTGAATGGCGCGAAATGTCATTTCTTTGTTACTAGGCTGAGTATGCGATTTATACTAGGCAGGGTATAGATAGAACTATCCCCACTAAAAGTACTGGAGCAGTTCGGGCTTAGCGCCCGAGGGAGCTACAGCGAACTGAGGGGTAAATCAGTACTCGGCCTAGGGGCCTCGCTAGAGGCCAACCTTTCGTCGTAAAGTCTCTTATCCCAACTTTACTCCTCTACTATATATAAGGCAGGAAAAATAACGCGTTTACCGCTTTTAGTACTGTGTTTCGTGTCACACTATTATTACAGTGTATAACCGCAGGTCAGAGCTTTAACTTTAGGAAATATATTTGTGTGGGGTGTATATAGGCACGCGACATAAAATATAGCAATGGGGGGTCGCCTCTGCTTTACGGCCTGCCCCTCTGCCCTGCCTTGCCCCCTGCCTGCCCTTGTTTGCTTACTGTCTGCCACCTTATTGCCAGCAGATAGGGCGTAAGGGTTAGCGGTAAACGTTTAGGGTGACTAACCTATCGGCAGGGTTAAGCCCGAGATTATTGCTAACTAATTAAGTGACCGCTCTGGCGGTCATAACCCCTAAACCTTTCTAATTAAGTAACCAACTATGAGCCGACTCGACCCAACCAACCAACCCAACCAAGGGCCGGAAATTGGACTCAACCCCAAGAGATCAGGCCAACCCAACCGATCCAACCCAACCGCCGACCAGTTGCCCAAATGCTGCGATTCGTTTCAGCTCTGTAACCTCTCAGGAAACTCTCAAGTTACCAGGATTGGATTGCCGGTAACTTGTGTGCTTGCTGTGTAAAACCTGAGAGCCGACAGAGCTACGACGCAAGAAAAGAAACTTGCTAAATGGTGTTGCTCTATGGGGGAGAGTGCCCTATTCTTTTCCTAGTGGAACTCCTACCAATCCACAAGAAAAGAGAGATCAGATGTCTAAATGGAACAAAGCAGAATGGGATAACAATTGCTGTGAAGGTTGCTTTCAACCTTTGCGCGATTGCTTATGCGATGACCAAGTTGGTTGCGGTGCTTGTGGTGAAATGATTAGCGTCGAAGATCAAGACGAAAATGGATTTCACGATTCAGAGTTCTGCGGTGCTAACGACGAAGTTAAAGAAGAAAAGTCAAACCGCTTCAAGAAGATGATGGGCGCGGAAATTAATTGCTGGACTTGGAACTTTCATTCCGCCCTTGATTATGTTTCAACACTAGTCACCAGTGGAAAGGTTGTTCTCACTTCAGAAACAGACCTCGAAAAGATTGCCAAAGGGTTTGACACAACAGACCACAACGGCGAAGACATCTTTGGATTGTTTCATCTCTTCCTTATGTTTACCGCTTCAAAATTAGACCTCGACTCTCTTGGAGTTGAAGAGGTTTACCTTTCAGAGCACGGATTGACAGAAGATGACCTCGTTCAGATGTTTGAAGGCAACCCTGTTTTTGTTGCTCGTCTTCTTCGTGAAGCACAAGCAGAATTTCAACCAACCTACTCAACAAGAGAGGCGAACTAATGTTTGACGAATTGACCTGTGTTCTCTGTAACTGGACAACAAAAGATGCAAACCAAATCGAAATGATAAATGACGGACTCGTATTTTCTAGTCAATGCCCAAAATGTGAAGGCGAATTTTGGAAATGGGAAAGTCCTTACGATGTCCGAGTGACCTTGAATGGAGACTACTTGGAAAGCGAAAAAAAGCACCGCAACTAGATCGAAACGCCTTCGGGCGTCGTGGCGTAATTCGTCACCTGATGAGATCAGACTAAAGAGAGGCTAGAAAATGACAACAGCAACAACACTTAGCAAGAAAGAACAGAAGCAAGCAGACTTTGACTATGCCAAGAAGCAACTTCTTGAGTATTACTTAAATGAAGGCGATACTGTTTATACCTTAATTCGTACAATCGCCCCTAGTGGTATGAGTCGCACAATCTCCCTAAAGGTAGCCAAAGAAGGCAGAATTCTAGACCTGACCTACTTTGCTTCTGTTGTTCTAGGTTGGCCTTTGGTTGAGGCAAACGGCTCACGCGCCTTGCGCGTTAGTGGTGCTGGTATGGATATGGGTTTCCATACTATCTACACCCTCGCCCGTGTTCTGTTTCGTGACAAATACGAAGGCCAAGCCGACGCCGTAGACGCTGGCTATTCGTTGCAACAGGCTTGGATTTAATATGCTTTACCTTCACGGCTGGATTCAATCCTTACAGCTTTTGCTCTTTGTTTGGTTTGTGGTTTGGGCAGGTAGCCACTTACTGGACTTCTACCGCGCTGGTATGGAAAGAGTCCGAAAAATGGAAGAGAGAGAGGGCAAGAAATGAAGTTTGTGGCTATCTGTGACGGGCTGAGTGACCCGATTTGGTCTGCCGGCGAGAGCGAGGGCGAGGCTTGCGCCCGTTTGTGGGAGAGAGTGAGCCAATATCTAAGGGATAGGCAAGCACCCAAAACCTCAGAAATGACAGCGCAAGAGTTAAATGATTTTTTCGGTGCGGTAATTCTTGACCTATCAAGAGAGGGCGGTTTCTTTCAAAACTAATTTGGTTTCGGTGCTTGACTATGGGGGAGAGTTCGGTAGGCTCTCCCTTGTGGCCTCTCACCGAGAGGACAAAACACTAACAAGAGAGAGAGAGTAAGTAAATGGATAAAAAACCAGAAACCTATCTAGTTACGTTCGAGGTTACTAGCGAAACTGATCCGGCAGAGTGGGATTGGAATACTGTCTTAGACCTAAATGTAAACGAGAGCTTATATGTCCACTCAGTAGGGCAGAAAACACGCAATAACCAGAGAGAGAGCGCGTAATGAGCGAACCTACTAAAGAATATCTATTGGCTAAAGCCAATGCGTGCCGGAACCTAGCACTCACCCAGATAGACGCGGGAGAGGGCGAGAAGGCAGCTAAGAATCTAATGCGTATGGTCAAGGCGTTAGGCGAAGTCGGAATAATAATCGAGAGAGAGGGCAAGAGTAATGAGTAAGTGGAAACTAACAATAGTAGTAGATGATACTGAGGCAGATGAGGGAAGTAACCCAATAGCTACGGCGGTGTCAAACCTAGAGTATGACGGATATAAAATAATATCGTGGGAGGAGGAGAGTAATGATTAAAGAGATAGAGCTAGAATATACTGCCAATAATCTTGTGAAGTTAGCACGCGAGGTATGGGGAGATAACGCTACTGAGTACCTTGCGGGTAGATTAGAGAGCGTAATTACCTATAATCAGATGAAGGTTTTGATAGATAACCTGAAGGGAGAGAGCAATGAGTAATGTATGTCATTATCAAGAGTGTAAAGATCAAAGCTTAGAGGATTGGTACTTTTGCGATAAGCATTTTGGCAAAGAGGACTCAATAAATGAGTAGCTTTCACCCAAAGTACGATCTAATCAACCTCTATGAAATCGTAGGGGAAGCGGGAGAGGTGGAGTGGGCAGGTGGATCTGCCCACGAAGCCATTAAGTTACTACGCAATAGCGCAGGTAAGCGTCTGCTGGTATCAGGTTGGGAAAGTGATTACGAGGAAGCACGCTTAGTCGGGCAGCCTTTAGATGTAACGCAGGTAGCGTTAGCAGCAATAGTATGGGAGAGATAATGAGTTACTTAATAGGGATCATAGCTGTATTAGTGATAGCCTACTTACTTATAGTGGGAGAGGATAAGTTTAATGAGCGATCTTAACCGGCGTATGGCTACTGCTGCCAGGCAAGCAGTTCACAATCGTAATTATCGTAGAGCAAGAGATAGAGCTATGACCAAACTGGCACACTTATACCCCGACACATACAAGCAACTGCTTGGGATTGAGAAGGCAATAGATGAGCACGAGGGCAAGAGTTGGATTGACCTTAACGGCAGTAGCCGTATGGTTTCTAGTACCAGCACATCGAACGGGTATCTTACCGATACCAGAGAAACCAATAGCCAAGCACGCAACAATGGAGGAGAAGCGTGAAAACATACGTGTATCGAAGCGTTACGCTTACCTCATACACGGGTGGGGGAGAGAGCAGCAAGCCTGTCTTGTCACCCTTTGGACCCGTGAGAGCAGGTATGACCACAAAGCGGACAATCCCAGATCTAGTGCTTACGGAATTGCTCAGCTACTTAGAGAAACAAAGTCAGATCCTAGAGAACAGATTATTAGCGGTCTTAAATACATTGACCACCGATATTCAACCCCGTGTAAAGCGCTTAGCTTCCACAACCGCAAGCACTGGTACTAAATGATTACCGGTGTATCGCTATTTGCGGGAGTTGGTGGATTTGACCTAGCTATGGAACGTAACGGCGTGAACGTCGTTGCCTCCGTTGAAATAGATAAGCATTGCCAGAAGGTACTGGCTAATCGCTTTCCTAATAGCAAACTATTTGATGATGTAACTACAGTAACAGGACAGGAACTATTAAATGTTGGATTCAAACCAAGAACAGGAATTATTTCAGGAGGATTTCCCTGCCAAGACCTCAGCGTGGCTGGAAAGAGGGCTGGACTTGCTGGCGAACGCAGCGGGTTATTCTGGGAGATCGCAAGAATTGTGGACGAAACGCAAAGCGAATACTTCCTCATCGAAAACGTCCCTGGTCTATTATCAAGTAACAAAGGACGAGATTTTGGAGTCGTTGTCGGAACGATGGCCGACCTCGGGTATTCTGTTAGCTGGCGAGTGCTTGATGCTCAACACTTCGGAGTTCCCCAGCGACGGCGCCGTGTCTTCATCGTTGGCCGACGTTCTGGAGACCTCAGCCCTGCCGAAGTATTATTTAAGCCAGAAGGCGTGCGAAGGGATCCTTCGCAGAGCAAGCAAGCGAGGCAAGAAGTTACCAGAAGCGTTGGAGAAAGCTTTGGTCAAACAGGTTTCGCAAAGTACAGCCCAGGCGTAACCACACTAACTGCTACTTCATACAAGAGACCTGAAGACAATGTTGTGGTACACAAAGAGTAGACGGGCGCAGAACCCTGATGATTACGAAACGTGGATTGAGGGCGGGGTAATGCCCACTATGAACGCATTTGATAATGGTGATATACGAACTACCATCTTGGTAGGTTGCTTTGAACTATGGGATTTTCCAACTGAATCGGTAGCACCGGCTATGACTAGCAGAAGGGCAAGAGATTTAATTATGTATGAAGAAGAACCAATAGTCTTTTACGGAAACAGGGTTGCCGATATTAGAATCCAGGATAACAAAGTAAATACTTTACAAGCGCGTATGGGAACAGGCGGAAACAATATGCCGATGGTATTTGAACCAAAATCAGCATTTGAAGAAAATTGGGCTGAATCTGAAGTAAAAAATGCTTTGCGAGCTAACGCGAGCAAATCAAGTCACGCAGTTTTAGGAAACAAAACCGTACGCCGCTTAACACCAGTAGAGTGTGAAAGACTTCAGGGATTTCCTGATAACTGGACAGAAGGACAATCAGACTCAGCAAGATATAAACAAATGGGCAACGCAGTTGCCGTACCAGTTGTTGAGTGGATCATAGGTAACATCTGTGATACGCTCAAAGAAGCAGAGTAGTTACCTCTCTTTCTCCTCTGCTCGACAAGGCCCTACCTATGACGCAAGGTGGGGCTTTGTCATTTCTTGTAGTCGGTAGAGTAAAAGCCAGCACCATTGAAGGTGACAGGGGGCGATGACCAGACACGACTCATAGTTGTATGGCAATCAAAGCACATAGGATCACTAGCTTCAGCGTGAATAGAACGCTCAATAGTTAGTTGGCTATTACATTTATCGCATTTGTAATCGTAGTTCACAGCTGAATAGCCTCCTCTATAGGTAGATACCCGACCAGTTTATCAACCTTATTGTTACGAGCAAACTCAGTAGTCGCTGGCATACGATGAGTAAACCACTCAGGTTCTGCGACATCCATCAGATCAAAAGAAAAGACACCCTTGGGTGTTGAGTTAATATAGAACGGGATTAGATCTCGCTCAGCTGCTTGAGTAATTAACTTCCGGTACTTCATCTCCTCGATCAGCAACGTATCGTAGTGAGTGTGACGGCACTTGAGTTCTATGTAGTGTCCGGCTAATGCCGAGATACAATCAAAGGCATTATAAATACCAATAGACTTCTCTAAGTCTGGGTATAAGTTGGCTTTAAGGTAATCAAATAACTCTATCTCTTTCATTGGAAAGGACTCACCCCACCCAAGAGATCTTGTAGCCGGCGCATAGCGCCATCAATCCTACGATCAGCAGTAGATACTGAGCACTCATAGTGGTTGGCTATCTGCTGTAAGGTAAAGCTATCTAGGTATCTGATACGCAACAAGGTCTGATCCTCGGCTTCAAGTTTATTGTAGCCAACCTTAATATCTATTAGGTTAGCAAGTAGATTGCCACCTTCAGATGGACTAGATGAGCCACGTGGTAAGCCATCTTGGATCATATCTTGTATCTGTTCTAGCACTGTGTTATCAATGACAGATGCGATAACGAATGGAAGCAACTGACCTAGCGTATAGCCTTGGTAGTAAGCCTCATCAGTTATCTGGTAGCCAGACTTGGAAGCCTTCTCGCGTCTGGAGTAGCGCTCAGCTGCACGCCTCATCTGCCACGCTATGCGTGCCTCAGCGTGCTTACGCTTGTCGGCATCGGTTGCCTCTAGTAACTGCTCAGTGATCCACTTATGGCGTGACAGCGCCCACGACAGACACTCTTGAAGTATATCCTCACGTTCAACGTAAGCCTTATACCTGCCGTGAATAGCACGAGTAACGCCAGGTGCTATGTCATAGATAACTGGATCAATACCGGTCACTGATTTTCCCACAAAACTTTTGGTTTTTCACTGTGATTAAAAGTCATAATGATACTATGAAAATTAGAGCCTTTTCTTTTCTTCCAACTCTGATCGTAATAACTTACACGCCTAGTTGGAATATAAATATGAGGGTACTCATATTCCTGATATAAAGAATGACGTTTGACGCCACCTAAAGAATCTAATGGCAAAATTAAAACAGCACGTTTACCTAACTGAAACACTTTTTCAATAACAAAATCTTTAATACTAAAAGGAGGGTTAGTTACTAAATAATCGTATTCGTAATCATTTGTTAAATAATCAGTAATGCTATGTATAACTCGATACCCTTTGCCTAATAAAGTTTTGACAAACAAACTATCTTCTGAATCAAAAGGACACATAACTGTTGAACCAGATTTAGCTGACAAAAGTTCAAGGCACTTATCAACAGTTGCTTGATCTGTATACCACTCGTCGCTGTAATTACTATTAGTAATATTGTTAATTATTTTTTGATTAGTCACTCAGGCCACTTACCGTCGAGTACTAGTAGAGCAATAGCACTGTAGTTTAATAGATCAATGAAGCTATCGCGTAGCGATTCGTTCTCAGGGGTTGCACCGCTATCAATCAGATGGTTAATGCGTGCTGTCTTATCCCACATACGTACACGTAAACCGTTCAGTGGCCCACCTGGTGCGCCAGCTATGTTAGATGGGCCGTAATCCCTATGCTTCTTTAGCAACAAGTTACCGGCACCATCTAGCACATCCCACATCGCTGCTATGAACGCGTCGGTATTGGCCTTACTGTTATGGTCTCGTTCACTCTGTCCGAGTGCAGGATCTGAAAGCCCATAGTAAGCATAGTCTGTAGCAATCTTTCCCAATCCTGATCCGTCATTCACTGGACTCTCCTATCAATAGTTTGCGAGTAGCGCTTGCGCCGTGTGCTAAATAGTAATCGTTAATGTCCATATTAGGTGGAAGTGTAACGATTGTAGAGTTCATTACCTCATTAGCCACGCGCTTACTAAACTCAGCCCCA